TCGGCTTGGGTTATCAAGCGTGGCATAGAACGCATTAACGGCAAGGTGTCTGTATCTGCCTTTAGTTATGGGGCTAAGGAAATCTACGACAGAGATACCCCTGCTAATGCCTCTGTCGTTCGTGTAGTTGAGGCTGGTGGTGGTACTGACCCGATAGACAGCCTAAACGAAACCAAGCGAATAATGGATAATACAACTGCTAAAACTAAATTAGTATTTATTCTTACAGACGGCGAGTGGTCTAACTCTGCTGTGTGTGACCAGAAAATCGCTAACCTAGTACAGCAAGGCTGTTATGTAAGTGTGGTCTGGCTCGGTGACGAGGACTACGCTAAGCAAATCTTATCCAACCCTAAGAGCCTTGCTCAATACACACACAACGCTAGCGATTTTAGAACTATCCAAAATCCTAACGAATTGGTAAAGGTTGCTAGAGATGTTGTAAAACATCAAATCAAGAGTAGAAAAGTTAGGGGCTAGACACTATGCTAGTTACCTACGCAGTTCTGTTGCCAGTTGGACTATTCGGGCTAGAAACACTAGCCCTAATGGTCTGGCTACATTACACATCAGAGCCAAATAAATCAGGAAAGAAAGGCAAATCAAATGGGCGATAGGAGTTCTATCTACCTCGTTAGCGAAATTGACGACAGCATAATTAGGATATATGGTCATTGGTCAGGCACAGATAACGCTGTTGCCGTAGCCAACCTGCTAAACAAGACAGAACGAGTAGGTGATTTCACCTACCTAACGGCACAGGCGTTCTATGAGTTCGCAATAGTAGAGGGTAATTACAAAGGCTCTACTGGCTTTGGTATTGGCTCTGCTAGTTCTGTGGATTACACAGAGGACAACCCACCTATCGTTGTTAATGCCGATACAGGCGAGGTACAATATGAAAATACGCATTACACACAGGAAGATTTCGTTAAACAGTTTAGCGAATATTTAAATCAGGAAGTAGAGGAAACAAATGTTAAAAACTAATAAGCAAAAGGAAATCGCTTGGGTATGGTTCGTAGCCAGATACAAGAAACTCGGCTACAAATCACTCAACCAGTTCGCAATAGCAACAGGTTTCCAGAAATCTAGTCTGTCTAGGTACTTTCATTTACAGCGAGAGATACCGAGTGGAACTATGTCTGCCCTATGTTCTGTTCTAAAAGTTAGCCCTAATGCTTTGATGAGAGTTATCGGAGAGGACTGGCGAAACTAATGGAAATTAAAGAACTAACCAAGTTTATTAAAAAGGCTATGCGAGAGTTTAAAAAGGATATGAAAGTAGCCGATAAACATAACCTAGATTATGATTATGCTTATGCCGAAGGTGCTTACAATGCCTACGAAGTTATGCTAAAGAAATTAAAGGAGAGTAACTAATGCCTAAATACACAGTAGAGGTACGCCAAATCTGGGAGATAGATACTAAAGAGGGAGAGGACTGGGGCAACCTGCTAGACCTCTCTCAAAAGAGATGGTGGCAAGACGGAGTAGAGATAGACGCAGTTACTTTACTAAGTGCTAACACAGAGGTTATAGAAATTGAGGGAGAGGAATAAATGAGTGCTACCGATTACAAAGACCTAAGCCGACACATAGGACACGATATAGAAGTTGTATCCTATGCCGATACTAATGTTGCTGTTGAGTGCCAAGAGTGCTACGAGGTGCTACTAGACTTTGATAAAGGAGATAACTAATGTTTGACTATGACGGCTGGCTAGAAAGCCCTTACACAAGTGAGAGTGGCTGTGATGAGAGTTGCCCTGTATGCTGGAACGAGTGTGAGGCTTGCGAGGGAGAGGGTGCTGTTGATGAAGTATCCTGCCCAGAGTGTAATGGCGAGGGTGGTATCTTTGACCCACAGAGCAAGTATGAACACAAAGATTACTACGAGGGTAACTAAACCCCAGATGATAAATAAGGAAATCAAATGACTATACACGAAATACAATTACTAATAACCCTATTACCACTAGCGTATGTAGGTGGTGCTGTAATCCCTATCCTGCTATCAGATGTGAAAGACGGCAGAGTTCCTAATAAAATAGTTCTGCCCCTAATGGCTCTGACTTTATTGAGTTGGCTGACCCTAGCCATATGGCAGGGTGAGTGGGCTAGGTTTGGTATCTCTGTTCTATTCTTTATCGGAGTTACTGTATTAGGCTTATTCTTAAATGTGAAGTATGACCTATTAGGTATGGGCGATATTAAATTGCTATCAACTTTAATGATGATACTCGGCTGGTTCTCTTGGGGAGTAGCCCTATCGTTCTTGCCAATTCTGGCAGTGCTGTCTGTCTTTGTAGCAATTTTTACTATAAAGTTCTCTCGTGCGACAGTGATAAGGCTTTCTCCATTGACGCTATTAACCTTCGGTTTCGCATTGGCAATAGCGTTTCACTATTAAACAGCGATTTAAATATTAAAGCCCCTAGCAATAGGGGCTTTTTTATTTCCCAAAGCCCCTGGACCTTAGCTCAGGTACGCTGCGGGAGAGATAAATTGTGAGAGAGATAAAATAGCAAAAAGCCCATAGTCGTATTTAACTATTGGCTTTAATGCTATTTAGAGAGAGAGAGAGAGAGAGATTTACTGGTTGTCCTTGATGAGTTTGATTTCACAAGCGTCAGTAGTACAGTAAGCCTCACCGATAGCGTCAATAGCCAGACCCTCATAGATACCCTTAAAGTCAATAGGGAAGAGTTCCATAGCGTACTGGTCGTATTCTTCTTGAGAGATTTGAGAGTAAGGCATTTGTGGATAGACGTGGTTACCCATAGGCAAGAAAGAGATTGTCTTGAGTTGGCCGTCGTACATATGTAGTACAGTACCTACATCTTTAATTTCTTTCTCAACATCAAAAGAGATAGTTACAGATACAGAGTTGTCTGACCAGTAGCGTTGAGCAGTCGCAGCGAGAGATACTTTCTCAAAGATAGAAACATCTTTCTCGGAGCGCTTGGCGAGAGATTTGATAGGGAAGAACACCACAGAGGTTTTGGTAGGGTTTTCGCTAGCAGGTTCTACTCGGTAATTAGCCATTTTAAAGAGAGAGAGCATAGGGTCATCATTACCAAAGCGGATGGCACGCAAGAAGTACTCTCCACCTGGTGTCCAGTGAACGCCAGGGCTTTCGCCAGAGAGAATAGATACAGTACCAGAAGGCTTTACAGTAGTGGTTTTAATACTTTCTCGTATTCCAAGCCACTCGGAATATGCTTTATCGTAATTAACGATAGTGTTGTAGCCCTTGTCCATCCACTCACGTAGCTCTGGAAGCCCGTTTAGATCCGCAAAATTAGCAACACCAGACATAGAAGTACCAATGCGTCTGTTTCTTTGCATTATGGCATTTGTTTCTTCCCAGTGAGTAGGAAGTAGAGTAACGGTTTTGGCGTAGAGATAAGCAAACTTAAGAGTACGCTTGTAGTCCTCTAGGCTATCGTGTCTGTTCAGGTAGGTTTCTACAAGAGTACAGCACTCAAAACTTTCTAGAGATTGTTCAGCACAAGGGTTATATCCCGCAGCACGCCAGTCCTTATTGTTGGGTTGGTCGGCCAAACGCCCATACTTACGAGTTACATCCATCCAGATAACTCCAGGCTCACCGTTGAGAGCAATACCATCTACGATAGGTGAGAGGTCAGTACCCACAGAGGTTTCCACAGAGTTATTAGACATCCAAGCCCAGCCAGGATTTTTTGGGTCGTAAGAGTTACGCTCTGGGAAGCGGTCAGCGTTCTTTAGGTTTAGAAAGTCTTGGTCGTCAATGCGCCCAAGCAGAAGCTCAGCAGAACGGCGTACGTTTCCGGAGACGACGCAGACACCAATCATATTTCCTATATCGGCAATATCAATTCGGGTTACCTTATTTCCAGCCCTGCCATTAAATAGTTTTCTGATTTGCTCGTGCAACTTTAGAAGCGGTTCGTGTCCCGCAGCGGTTCCACCGAAGGTAGCGATAGGCGTACCAAAAGGTCGGATATTATCGTAATTAAATACCCAGTTTGGCTGGTCTGGCTTTAAATAAGCATTTATTAGGGCAACAGTACTGTCCACCCAGCCTTCGCGTGTGTCAGGAATTTCGAACACTTGTTCGCTTTTTGGCTCATAAATATCAAAACCTTTATCAGCGCCCTTGTCGTCAAAGCCTACACCTACGCCCAGCATCGAGGCTTCCATAAGGAACGCAAATGGTTTAGCAGGGTTGTTTTTAGACATTTCATTAGTAGAAACAAATGCGCAATTCTGTAAAGCCGCGCTATTCTTTTGGTCATTTACCAACGGGGTACCCATTACCCACAGGCCGCGGCCAGGCGGGGTCCATTTCAGGTTGAACAGGCGGTCAAATGCTTCCTTAGCAGAAGCCTGTGCCTTAGCGTCGTTCCAAGGTAGTCGGTT